TTTTACTGATGAGCCTGATGGAAAGTCTGGAAATCGTAAGTTGTGTGTACAATGTTCTTACTGTGACTATAAGTCCTCTTGCTGGCCTGAGTTACGAACTTTCCTCTATAGTGGCAAACCGAGATTTCTTACGGAAGTCTCTCGTGAACCCAAGGTACCTGAGTTAAATGGCTAAAAGAATCTCAGTGCAATCAGCCAAAGCGAAGGGGCGTAACCTTCAGAAGTGGACCAGAGATAAACTGTTAGAGTTCTCTAAAGACTTAGAACCTGACGATATCAAGTCCACTTCGATGGGAGCCTCAGGGGAAGACGTACAGTTATCTCCTGCAGCTAGGCGGCAGTGGCCTATCTCTGTGGAGTGTAAAGCTAAGAAAGCCTTCGCCTTCTACAAGGACTACGACCAAGCTAAGGCTAATTGTCCTGAAGGTTCTGAGCCTGTTCTTGTCTGTAAGGGAGATAGAAAGAAACCAATGGTAATCGTAGACGCAGAGTACTTTTTTAAGGAGTTTAAACATGAAGATTGACTTTAAAGTACAAGAGAATGTAAATGGCATTAAATACAAACTAAAAGTATACTCTAACGATGGACAAAACTTCCGTGTAGCAGAGAATGACTCACGGTACCACGAGTATGAGACAAGAGCAGAGTTCTCTAAGGACTTTCCTGAAGTAACTAAGTGGATTTTTGGGGATGGGTAAAACAATTGTAGTGTATACTTGTGCTCACGCTGATCCTAACGTGTCCAACGACAGGTTTAGCTGGCTAGGTGAGATGCTGTATGACTTAAAGCCTGACTACGTAGTAGACCTTGGTGATGGTGCAGACATGAAGTCTCTCAATAGTTATGACGAACGGTACCCTCAGGAGGTAGTAACACAGAACTATGCGAAAGATATTGAAGCCTATAATGACGCTATGGAGAGGGTTCGTTGGAAGTTTCGTCACCACAAAAGACGACAGCCTGCATGGTTTGGGTTTGAAGGAAACCACGAGAATAGAATCAAAAAAGCTATCGCCCATGACCCACGACGAGAGGGAGATAAATACGGGATATCCTTTGGGCATCTTCAGACAGACCACTGGTTCACAGAATATCACGAGTACCACAATAGCGCCCCCTCTGTCTTTGATTACGATGGTGTTAGTTACGCTCACTTCTTTTCTTCTGGTAACTATGGCACTCCTGTTAGTGGTCTTCACCATGCTTATACCCTCCTCCAAAATAGGAACTATTCTTCTACTTGTGGCCATAGTCATAAGCGTAGTGTGTATTTTAAGGACGGTGCTCACCCTACGGGTATTGTTGGTTTGGTGGCGGGTTGCTTCAAAGGGGCGGAAGAAGCGTGGGCTGGACAATCGAATAATGATTGGTGGAAAGGTATTGTGATTAAACGAGAGCTAAACAACGGTATGTACGAACCTGAGTTTGTCTCTCTTAAAAGATTGGAGCAAGAATATGGAAACTAAAGAAAGGACCGTAACCAAGAGTTACATCGAACACTATGTAAATACTATTCGTAATGGCAATCCAGTAACATTTGTAGAAAAAGATAACCTACTAGCAGTTGGCCATCCTGAGGAAGGTTACCTAGTGTTGCAGATTGCAGACAAGGTGGTGGAAGATGGATAAGATTCAGATACTAGCTGACAACTATCCTTTGGATGACCTCTTAGCTCAGAACGATGTAGAGGAGTACACTGTAGTAGAATGGTTGGTAGAAGAAGGTTTCATTGACCTTGATGATTATTTTTTTGATGAAGTAGAAGTAGGAGAAAACGATTGAGTATTACACGACAAGACATTCTGGACCTAACTGATGCGCATGAACAACTGGACATGTTTGCTTATTGGGCCCCAGATGCAGAAGAGCAACAGCATAAAGACCATGTCGGGAAGACACCTCTAGATATGGTCATTGAGTATCATAAGGCAACAGACTCTGCTCTAAACCAAGATTTTAAAATGGGTTCTGACTTAGAGTGTTTTCGTTTCAGTCTTATTTCTGAGGAGTATGACGAGTTTGAATCCGAAAACAAGAAAGAAAATATTCTGAAAGAACTTGCTGACCTTGTCTACGTTATCTACGGGTATGCAGCTACTTTTGGCTGGGACTTGGATGAAGCAGTACGTCGAGTACACGAGAACAACATGGGCCGTATGTATCAGCCTGATGGAACAATCAAACGTAGAGAGGACGGTAAGGTTATCAAGAATAAAGACTATCCTAAAGTAAACTTGGAGGGTCTTGTATGAGCAATCACCTACCAACCCCCTATCAATCCTTTATTCACCGAAGCAGGTACTCTCGTTGGCTTCCTGAGGAAGGTCGTCGTGAGGAGTTTCAAGAGACTGTTGACCGTTTTATGGATCAAATTGTTTTGCCTGTCGTAGGTGGAACAGAAGCTGAAAATGGAATCGAACAAGCTATTCTTAACCTTGAAGTCATGCCTAGTATGAGAGCTATGATGACTGCTGGTAAGGCTGCTGAGCGCGACAACACTTGTATTTACAACTGTAGTTATCTACCTGTAGATGATCCTAAATCATTCGATGAAGCTATGTTTATTCTTCTGTGTGGTACAGGTGTAGGCTTCTCAGTTGAACGTCAGTACATCAACAAATTGCCTGAGGTTCCTGACACCCTGTTCGACAGTGATACAACCATTGTGATAAAGGACAGTAAAGAAGGATGGGCTAAAGCTTATCGACAACTACTTAGTCTTCTCTGGGCCGGTGAGGTTCCTAAGTGGGATGTATCTAAGGTTCGACCTGCTGGAGCTAAACTCAAGACTTTTGGTGGACGTGCCTCTGGCCCTGCTCCTTTGGAAGACCTCTTTTGGTTTACTATCTCTAAGTTTCGTGGAGCTGTTGGCCGTAAACTCAGTTCTATCGAATGCCACGACATTATGTGTAAGATTGGTGAGGTTGTAGTTGTCGGTGGTGTTCGTCGTTCTGCTATGATTTCCTTGTCTAATCTTAGTGATGACCGTATGCGGCACGCTAAGTCAGGGCAATGGTGGGAGACACAGGGTCAAAGAGCTTTGGCTAACAACTCTGTAGCCTACAGTGAGAAGCCTGATGTAGAGACCTTCATGCGTGAATGGACTGCACTAATTGAAAGTAAGTCAGGTGAACGAGGTATTTTCAATCGTGTAGCAAGTATGAGACAAGCTGCTAAGAGTGGTCGTCGTGATCCTAATTATGAGTTTGGAACGAATCCCTGTAGTGAGATTATCCTTCGACCTTACCAGTTTTGCAACCTGACTGAGGTAGTTGTACGAGCTACAGACACTATCGAGGATTTGGAGCGTAAGGTTCGACTAGCTACTATTCTTGGTACTGTACAGTCTACATACACTAAGTTTCCTTACCTCCGTAAAGTGTGGCAGAACAATACTGAGGAAGAACGCCTACTGGGAGTAAGTCTAACAGGTATCATGGACAATGCTCTTATGACTACTAAGAACGAAGGTTTGGAAAAAACACTGGAGCATCTACGTAATGTTGCTATTTCTGCAAACGCTGAGTGGGCTGAACGTCTTGGTATTCCTGTATCTACTGCTATCACTTGCGTTAAGCCCTCTGGAACCGTTTCCCAACTGGTTGATTCCGCTTCAGGTATTCATACTCGTCATTCTGATTACTACATTCGGACTGTACGTGGAGACAATAAAGACCCACTGACACAGTTTATGATTGACCAAGGAGTGCCTAGTGAGCCTTGTGTAATGAAGCCGGACAGCACCACTGTGTTTAGTTTTCCTGTTATGTCTCCGAAAGGTTCAATTGTAAGAGACGGTATGAGTGCTGTGGACCAACTTAAAACTTGGCTTGCCTACCAGAGACATTGGTGTGAACACAAGCCTTCTATTACTGTTAGTGTTAAAGAGGATGAGTGGCTTGACGTAGGAGCTTTTGTTTATAAACACTTTGATGAGATGTCTGGTGTAAGCTTTCTTCCGTATGACGGTGGAACGTATCAACAAGCACCTTATCAAGAGTGTGACAAAGAACGCTATGAGGAAGTCTTGAGTAAAATGCCTAAGTCGATTGATTGGTCTAAACTCTCTGAGTATGAGGCTGAAGACAACACCGCTGGTATGCAGACAATGGCTTGTTCTGGTGATACATGTGAACTAGTAGACTTGACGTAAGAGTACCCTCCTGAGCATGAGGTAAAAAGGCTCTTGACAACAAGTCATTTTAGGTGTATAATATACTTAAGGTTGTCCAGAGGGAGAGACACTATTGATTGATAAGTTTAGGTTTTGGATATCCTTTAAACTACTAGACCTTGGAGTGCAAGCCTGTCCTGACGATTACTCAAGAGAATGGCTCAAGTACGGTCTAACTGTAGCGGGGGTAGGTATCGAGAGAGGACTAACAGAAGATGAAAGCGTCTGACAAACAGATTGGTGGTGCCCACTACAAAGATATGCCTATCCAACCCGGACAGTTTATTAGGGCTAACGGTATTGGATGGTATGAAGGTAACGCCATTAAGTATATCTGCCGTCATAACGCAAAGAATGGTAAACAAGACATAGAAAAAGCAATCCACTATTTAGAACTAGTCCTAGAGGAGTATGACAATGAGCACCTTTGAGGTGAAGATGACTATCCTGACTATCCTTGGTGAAGCAGGTAATGTAGCACTTGCAGAAGAAATGTACCAATGGGTAATGGAAGAAGTAGAACGAGAAGAACAAAAAAAAGCGGACATCCACAGCATTAACTGAAGACATCCGCTTAGATTTTAAGTTAGGCCCTCTAGGAAACTAGGGGGTCTTTCTTTTAGAGTGAACCGGCTGCAATCTTTTCCCATGTAGTGCCAGTATAACGGAACCTTGCCCACTCATCCGTTGTGGTAAACGTGTGGATCACTGTCGTACTGTCACGGTCACGCACCTGATAAGAGAACCCACCCATCGTGGCCTTGCAAAGCACCACCATTTCCTGACCGGGCCTTGCTCCATCGTTGGTGAGTTGCACTGAACGGTCGGCTGTCAGTGTCATGGTCGCCTCAACAATACTGGTGCGCCAATCAGTGATAAAGCCAGCATCAGTCGAGTGCGTTTCTTTCCGCTCACGCCACTCTTTGCCCTCAAGGTGGTCGTTACTATTGCCGAAGACCTCCCATGTGCCACGATTAGCTGCTGTCTCTGAACCATAGGGAGCAACTGTTTGGTCCAGACATTCACTGTCATCGTTGCCAATTACTTTTGTACGTTGTACGTCTGTCGGAGTGTTAAGGAGATGGTCCACTCGCACCACGTCACCATGACGACGCTCTGTTACTGTATTGTTTACAAGAGTAATAGGGAATTGTGTCTCTACAACTGCATCCACTGGTGTAAGACTTGCATTCGTGTTGGAATGACCGAAGGTACAGTTGTTAATGTTAGCCCCTTGCATAATAGAGCCATTACCACCATCGGTAAACTGAACAGCACCATCACCCCTGAAACCAAAGGACGACTGACTAACTTGGAAGCTGTCAATCCGTGTATCAGTACCGTTGAAGTTGGCTTGAATGTTTCTACAGTTGGCGTCAGCATCACTACGCATTTGGAGAAAAGTCCGAGTAATCCAGAACTGTCTCATCCAACGAGTGCCAGTACCTGCATCAACGATCTTGATATTGCTTTTTCTGGCGTTGTCCAAAGCTGAGTCTTGTATCCACACGTTGGTAATAGAACCATTTGTGAGGTCAAAAACCATAGTGTTGTCCTGTCCAGAAGAGCCATACCCAGCAGAATTGTGGTACCGAATAACATCCACTGTATGTGGGCTTGAAGGAGTGGTGGTATTAGCGGGAGGGGCAACCCTTAGAGTGGCTGCCGTAGTTTCTCCACCCTGTCCGAACACGATTACATGGTCGAAGTTAATCAGGGAAGCAGAAGAAGCAAAGTCCCAAGCAACCACATTTTTTGTAGCATCGTAGCCACCAGTAAGATTTTCAAGGAAGTACCTAGCAGATGGATTCTCACCTGTTACACCAAGAATACCAGCAAGAGAGTTCTCAAACCTACAGTCACGCATGGTGAAGTCACTAACCCAAGCGTTAGCAAACAGGCGAAGAGCCTCGTCTCCACTCTCAGACCGGAAAGCCAAGTCCTGAAACTTAGACCTTGCAACAACACTGGCACCACTGTCGTTTCCAATCAGGAACATCCGCCCTTGGTGTGATCCGGTAGTGCTATCCAAAGAAAGAACTGATGCACCGTTGTTACTACCTTTGATCGTAAAGTTGCCGGATGTGATCCGGTCCAGTGTGTCTCCAAAGCGGTAGACACCATTACCAAATTCTACTTCATGCAGATCACCGCTGTTGATATACTCAATAGCTTTGTTCATCTGGTCAGTACAATCTTGGAAAGACTTCATACCTAGGTTTCGTGCGTGTACTTTCTGGTCAGTGAACTGCATAATGTAGGCACCACTAGCACCAGTAGCATCTGATGTGGGCGCTACGTAGATAGACTCACTCGTATCATTGTTTACTTCAGTGTTCAAGTTAGAAGAGTCAAACTCAAAGAATGCTTCCCTGTCTACATTGTAAAGGTAGCGTCCATTAGTGACATCTAGTGATTTAAGTTCTGTATCATCATCAACCGGAGTAACAAAGTTGTTAATCTCTGAAGCAGTAACAGTCAACCCTAGATTAGACAAAGCAGAAGATACACTAGCAAGATCACTAAGGTTGTTAGCAGCGAGAAGATCACCACTACCTGCGCCATTATCCCCTTTAGCTGTGAACAATTCCACCCTGCCTATCGCAATCTGGAAAGCAAGATTGAGTCCACCTGCATCAAAGTCTACAAGACAAACGTAAGTATTACCGCTATCCTTGAATACGTCAAGGTACGCATAAGTTGCATTCGAGTCAAAGTCACCGCGCCAATTGAATGCCGTTGAAGCGTCACCAGCCAGTTGCCCATTAATCTTCAGATACTGCGTGTTAACAGTGCCAGCATTAAGGATATCGTTAGAGTTCATATCGAAGTCAGCTTCCATCGTGTTAGGAGTAGACCCATCACGACTGACAGTATTCTCGAAAGCTTCCTCAATA